TCAAGTCTCAGTACTGTATCAACTTTATAGATACAACAGAAGTACCAGAAGAACTACTGCGTGATTATCTAACACAAGATGTAAACCTTACAGAACAGATAATGATAAAGCAGATGGAAGAACTAAACAACAAACCACATCTCAAACGACTTGTAAGTCTACACAATCAAGACTTACTAGTCTTGCAAGAGATGGAGTTTAATGGTATAATATATAACTACAACAAATCAATTGTATTAGGAGACGAACTTGAAGAACAAATTGACAAGCTTGATAAGAAACTTTTTCAACATCACGGTGTTGCTGATTTTAATCCCAACAGCAATGAGCATCTTAGCTCTTTCCTTTATGGTGGGAGGATTAAACTTCGTCATCAGGTTCCTGTTGGATTCTATAAATCTGGAGCTCGGCAGGGTCAAGAAAAACTTGCGTGGCAAGAATACGAAGTCGAATTACCCAGACGAATGGTACCTTTAAAAGGAAGTGAGTTACAAAAAGATGGTTTCTATTCTACTGATGAAAAAACTTTACGCAGTCTTAAGCCAAATAATGAAGGCAAAGAAATACTGCAAACAATACTAACGCGAGCTGAACTAGAGAAACGGAAGTCAACATACTACCAAGGTCTAGTTAAACTCATTGATGAAAACAACTGGAATAAAGGAGAGATACATGGACAACTGAACCAATGTGTAGCACGAACAGGCAGACTGTCAAGTAGTAGACCTAACTTACAAAACTTTGACGGTGAAATTAAAACTTTATTTACAAGTAGGTATAACAATGTTTAAATTAGTAGCTTCACTTGTGTTTGCTTTATGTGTACTTATGATACTAGCTATTATAAGTAAACCTAAAGTAGTAGATTGTAGTGGTGAACAAGAAGTTATCATTGATGAATGGCAATCATCAGTGCAACCAATGGAACATATATTATAATGTTACTACAAGCAGACGCTAAACAACTAGAGTGGGTAGGAGCAGCGTTCCTATCACAAGATAAAACAGCTATCAAAGAGATATGGGATGGCACTGACATGCACTCAGACAATCAAGCTAGGTTTGGTTTACCATCTAGACTGATTGCTAAGACCTTTGTATTTAGACTTATCTATGGTGGTAGTGCATACTCGTATACTAATGACCCTAATTTTTCTGGTAACGAAACTTTCTGGCAAGATGTCATTGACCAGTTCTATGCTAAGTATGATGGACTTAAAGCTTGGCACGATAGGTTAATGTTTCTTGCTAAGAGAGACCGTAAGTTAACTATGCCTACAGGGAGAGAGTATTACTATGAACCTGAAGTAACACAGTGGGGTGTTAAATACCCACGCACTAAGATTCTTAACTATCCAGTGCAAGGACTAGGGGCTGACCTTATGTCCATTGCTAGAGTTAGTTTAAAGAATAGACTTGCTAATCACCAAGGAGTCAAGATGGTAAATACAGTACATGACTCAATCATACTTGACTATGATGATAAACTATGTTATACTAATAGTATAGTCAAGATAGTTAATGACTGTTTTGAAGATGTGCCTAAGAACTTTCAAAAGTTATTTGGGCATGAGTTTAATCTTCCCATGAGAGTCGAATGTCAAGTCGGTCCTACATGGGGTAACATGGAGATTGTAGAATGCAATTAGATATTATTGATGTATCACAACCTAGTACTGCAACCACTCGTAATGGTAGACAATATCAGTCTATTGAAGTAACATACAAGAACGATGAAGGTAAAGTACAAAGTAAAAAACTAATGTCGTTTAGTAATCCTGATGTGTTTAAATCAGCACAGACATGGGAGAAAGGTGACATTGTAAATGTAGTAGCAGAGAAAGATGAAGCTGGCTACTGGAATTGGACACGAGTATTAGCTGATGGTGAAGATGCACCTGCACCTAGAGTAGCACAAGCTAGTGCAACTGCTAAACCAGCTGGAGCTACACGAGTTACTGGTAGCAACTATGAGACTAAAGAAGAACGAGCATTACGACAAGTAATGATTGTACGACAGAGCTCATTAGCCAATGCAGTATCAACATTAGCTACACATGGTAAACCAATTACAGAACTAGATGTCATTGGGTTAGCCAAGAAGTATGAAGCATTTGTACTAGGTCAGCAATTCGCTGCACCTAGTTTTGATAACATGGCAGATGACATTCCTTTATAATGCAAGCTTTAATTGACATGGATATTGTAGTCTTCCGATGTGCAGCTAGTGCAGAGGAAGACCCATTTGGTATTGCTCAGTTTAGAGCCAGTGATTTGTTTGACCAGATACTTGAGAAAACAAACGCTGACTCTTACCGAGCATTCCTTACTGGTCCTACTAACTTTAGGAAACAATATTATCCAGAGTATAAAGCTAACCGTACTGCTCCAAAGCCTAAACACTTAGATGACCTAAGAGCATGGGCAGTGGAACAACTAAATGCAGAGGTAGCTACAAACGGACTAGAAGCAGATGACCTACTTGGAATCAACCAAGAACAGGATACAATCATCTGCAGTCTAGACAAAGACCTACTGCAAATCCCTGGCAAACATTTCAGCTGGGAAATAAACGGTAAAGGGTGGTCAAGACCTGACACATGGACAGACATGAGTGAACTAGAAGGACTACGGTTATTCTACGAGCAGTGCCTAAAAGGTGATAGGACAGATAACATCCGTGGCATAGAAAAAATTGGTGACAAGAAAGCTAAAGTAATACTAGCAGACTGTCAATCAGAACAAGCAATGCTAACAAAAGTATTACATGAGTATGGAAATGATGATGAGTTTCTTATGAATGCAAATTGTCTTTGGATACTTAGAAACTTAAATGAACCATACGAGGTGCGATATCATGCCAGTCTTCAAGAGTAAGTTTGAAAGTAAAATATGGAAAGAACTTCGTGTGGCATTTCCTAAAACAAAATACGAAAGTAATTCATATAAATATACACAGCCTGCAATAGAAAGAACATATACACCAGACTTTAGGACAGGCAGAAAGTTAGTTTATATTGAAGCAAAGGGTAAGTTAGATTTAGAAACTAGAAAAAAGATGGTATGGTTTAAAGAACACAACCCTAATATAACCATTATCTTTTTATTTATGAACCCTGACAACAAGATAACCAAACGTTCTAAAACTACATATGCAATGTGGGCAGAAAAGAATGGTTTCTTGTGGTTAGATTATCGTAAGGATTGGATTAATGATTATAAAAAACTTAGTTAAAAATGATGATGGTTCATACGACTTCGACTTCTCGGTCGATGCTGTAGAAGCCGAATTCTTAATGGACCATGCTATAAAGAATTTAATACGTGAAGGTATTATCAAGACCGTATTAGATGAGAAAAACGAGCTCGCTCAAATGGAGTTCGATTTAGATAAGGAGACGTTACAATGAAACACCTAGTCATTCCAGATACTCAGGTTAAACCTGGGATTAAATTAGATTACTTGACTTGGATTGGTAAGTATATAGTAGACAAAAAACCAGACGTTATAGTACAGATAGGAGACTTTGCAGATATGCCAAGTCTTTCTTCTTATGACGTAGGTAAAAAGTCTTTTGAAGGTAGGACATACAAAGCAGATGTTCGTGCTGTACATAAAGGTATGGAAGCATTGCTTACTCCTTTATGGGAATACCAAGCATCACAACGTAAGCTTAAAAAGAAAGTGTATAGTCCTAGAATGGTACTGACTCTTGGCAATCATGAAGATAGGATTGATAGAGCAGTAGAGAATGATAGAAAATTAGAAGAATTAATTAGTATAGGAGACTTAAACTATGCTCAATACGGCTGGGAAGTACATCCATTTCTTAGTGTTGTTCCTATCCATGGTATTGCTTACTCACATTACTTTGCTTCTGGAGTCATGGGAAGACCAATCATATCAGCAAATGCTTTGCTTACAAAGAAACATATGTCATGCTTCGCAGGACACCAGCAAGGTAGACAAATTGCCTATGGAAGAAAAGCAGACGGCTCAGAAATGACAGCTATTATAGCTGGCAGTTGTTATCTACATAATGAATCATACCTTAACTATCAAACTAATGAACACTGGAGAGGTATCTATGTGTTACATGATGTTAAAGATGGTAGTTTTGATGAGATGGCAGTCTCATTAAAGTATTTAAAAGAACAATATAGTCTTGACAAAAGACGAAAGGTGTGATATAATAATGGTACAAGCTAGTAAAAAACAAGTTAGTGGTAATCACTACAAAGACTTTAAAATACAACCTGTACAGTTTATACATGATAA